TGACACCACGAGCGCCAGCATAGTCATCCGTGAACACTGCCTGATCTAACACACCCGAGCTGACTTCCAAACTCCAGCTGGCGGGCTGTGCCTGGAAGTTCACGCTTTCTGCAGCAGTAATGGTCACTTTGGCTCTACCCAGAGTCGAGCTCAGTGGTACCAGCTCCTTGGCAAACAACAAATCTTCACCGTTTTGGCTTATGATGCGGAACGTAAAGGTCGCGCCTGTGATATTGACCGGTTTTTGATCCTGGTTCTGAAATTGGAATAAAATAACATTATCGACACCTAGATTAAGTTTGAGGTTTTTTGCGTACACAGGTTTCCATCTCCGATCGAAATAGGCCCCGGTGATGTCAACCAAAAGTACAGTCTGGATTTGTTGATATAAATAGGCAGTGGTTGCGTACATAGGGGTTCTCTAACAATATTTATGGGCGAAAACTTGTTTCGCGTTTTAACCGAACGATATCCATTTATCACTTTGTGCATGTATGCCGGCGTAGAATACGTGGGCATCGTACAGAATAGAGACAGCAATGTCACCACTATCTACGACTATGGTTGCATAGTGGATCGCGAGCATAAAAAGCTCTTTATAGATCTAGCACACACTTGGTGGTGGGAGAGCAATCACAGTATCCCTATCAACATTTTTTTAAGGGAAGATTGGTTGATATTCCGCCCTTATCTCAGGACATTCAACAACCGTGATCTTGAAATCATACATGGGCCAGTGTGCTCGCTGCGTGATATCACCAAACGCAAAACCAAAAGAAAAAGCATTACGCTGGTGCGACGAGTAGACTGATCAGCCTTGATCTAAGATGTTCATGTGCAATGCCACCAGCATCGCATAACTGACAGCATGACTTTTCTTAAAAACATAGCCGCGACTGTCATCACCATCCCACACTTCTGCAAATACATCTGACCAAGCACGATTCTGTAGATGGCTTTTACCCGGGCGGATCACGGAAATAAACGCCGCCATTCGAGGTATAGAATCTGGTTTCATACTACTCAACAGGTGAGTATATTCGCCAATGTGTATCAAATTACTAGCCCAATCAGGCTGTTCCCATAACTTGCTCCATGGTGGAGTAGCATTAAGCAAGCGTTGATAGTGATCATGATCCTTGATTTGATCATAAACCGATACGTGCAGCAAATCAAGTTTGATATAGCCTCTGCGATCAGCAGCTTCATAGTCTATGGCCGCCATTCCGCTGAAGGGGTCTCTAGGTATGTCAGTGACATACACTCCCGATGCATGACGGCGTCCGTTTTGTAATATCGCAGGTACATGCTCTATCACAGATAATATTTTGCTGCGATCAGCTAGATCGATGTCTATGTCGGCTGCCATGACAGTGTGCTCATGATGGTTTCTAGATGTCTAAAACTTTGGTCTGCGACCTTGCCAAGATTACAAAGGTTGGCAAAATTGTGATTGCGTATTTCTATCAACTGGCGGCGATGTTCTGCCCAGTTCAGTTTTGATAGTTCTTGGCATAGATCTACTATAGCACACATCCGCTGTGATGTGTCAAGTATTTCATCATAGCTCTCATCCCAGATGTCTTGATAGGTGCGGAACCCCATGTCACGCAGTCTACGTAAAAACCACGGCGTGGCAGCGATCACAAATGGGCATCCACACAACATGGCTTTCAACGTTTTCTCGGTCAAAAACCAACTGTGCTGATCCATGTCTATATTGGTTTCAACCACAAGATTAAAATAGCTGATGTTCAAAAGTGAACTGTATAAAGCATGTTGATTATGATAGTGATAGGAGGTGTTGAGTTGAGCGTGACTGTCGTAGTGCGATGTAGTATCCATGATGTCAGGAACATCAGACGGCGGTAAGCGCAACCATTGTCCTGCATATTTCAAGCAGTAATCAAGATTGTTGACTTTGCTTTGTATCAAAGACACCAGCTGATCGCGCTCGGGTCTCCGGCCACCAATGATACTGGTAAACACATATGACTTGTGTTCAAAACTGTAGTGCCTGTCTTGGTGAAAACAGAATCTGTGGGGGCTAAAACTTACGTCTACCATTTCCATCAACCAGTAAGGGTAGTACACTAGGTCGTAGGAAATAGGTAAGTTGACTTGTTTTTTGTCCCACCAGCCCGAACTAAAGATCACGTAGTGTTTGTCAACATTGTACTTACGGAATACCTTGGCACAATGCCAACCTTCGGTCATGCTGTCAATCGCCACCACCTGGGATTCACAACTGTTGATTTGCTGTAGTTGTCCCCAGAGAAAGCAAGGAATTCCTTGATCAGAGATCTCGATTCCAAGATGATTGTGTCCTGAAATAAACTGTTGCCAATCTCGCCATACATTGTAGTCCCGTATGACTTGACCCACAAGGCTCGTGGCATTGATAGATAACATTACCAGCCGGCCTCTGTTAAAATTTGCCGCACGTATTCAGCGTCGGCTGCGTAGTCACGAAACTTTTTCTGCCACACGTCGCTGTTGATCATGGGCCAAATCGCAGCGAGATTTTCTGGCGTGAGGTCTTGTAAGAATTTAGTTCCAGATTGTGTGTTGTACACTACCCAGGGTGAAATTCGTCCTGTGCTGATGAGATATGATATCTGATTGGCATTTCCGTATCGCAGCATGTGCTCGCTGGCGCTGTGATTTTTTTCAGCCCACTCTATGGATGTTTCTAGGGTCCTAGATAACCCATCAGTCATGGGTTCGATGCAGATATATTCAATCAACCATTCGCCATACACGTTGTCTCGGCACCAATGATCTATCTTGCGATTATGCCGTATGAGCCAGTCCGCAAAAGCAGTGGTGTTGATAGCTCGTATGGCAACAACATGTCTACCAAACTTTACAAATGCCTTGTAATAAGAACTATCTACAAACGCATCCCAGGATCTGTGACGGTTAGAACCTTGGGTGATCTCGTAGAATCTCAACCAGGTGTTGAATCCAATGCGCACCCCGGCTTCGTCTCGCTCGCTGTGTCTGCGCTTGGGTTCACACAAATGCACGTCAAGACTGGTACTGCGTGTAAACTGCTTCTGGCAGTACTGGCAGGTATGTTTTATCTTTTCTGCAGTTTCCATGCCACCGTGACTCTGAGATCAGCGCAATGGCGCGTGGGTTCTAGTCCCACGTGCGGTATGGTGCTGTCAAATAACACCACGCTGTTGGGGGCGGGGTATCTAACTATCAAATCCTCGCCATTGCTGAAAACAGTGGTACCGCCCCATTCGGGATACCACGCGGGGTTGGCATAGTATAAGAAAGTATAGTACTGTCCCGGTTCACTGCCCATCACATCCTGATGCATAGCACCACTGAGTCCAAAGGTTTGTCCGTTGGCATAGACCTTGAGCAGGTTCCAGTCCTGGTTAGTATCTTTACAGATCTGTTGGAACAAGGTTTCGGTAAACAAAGGGTCTTGACCAAGATCGCAGTACCAGAATCTGGCTTCCTGCAGGGTTTGACTGTGTCCTGAATATGACCAAGTCTTGGCACTGTAGGTGCGCTCCACAACCTGAGCCCAGAGATCCTGTGTCAACCAATTGTAGGATGACTTTATGTCCATTACACTCCACCCGAGTCTTTTTCTATTTGCTGCAGATCTTTTTTATCTACCATGGTGGCCCAGAGTTCGATGTCCTTGACCTTCATGTTGGGGTACAGATCCATGAGTTTTTTCTTGACGTCATTGCCTTTACCTTCTTTCTTTTTGTTTGGGATCCAGGCATGCTCTTGTCGTCCTAGGCCTGGACTCACAGCAGTGGCACACAGCCATTGCAGATGCGGATGGCGATTTATGGCAAAGAAGTGGCGATTGAGATGTATATTGCAGCTCTGCACATAGTATTCCTGTAGCTCACGTGTGCCCGATACCGAAGAACCCCAGCGTATCATCAAAAAGTTGCTGAACTTTTTCTTTTCTTCGTCAGTGAGTTCGCACCAGAAGCTGCGATGCTTAAGGTCCAACTGTGCCATCTCATTGCGTATGTGTAGTCGGTCGCTCATGATCACCAGGCTTGATTATAGTCTACTACTTCGCAGTTCCTAGAAATTTCCTTGACAAAATATACGCACTGAGGTTTTGGATCATCAGATATTGGCACACACAGAAGTTGTCCATTGCGTAGTTTAGGCGAATACCAAGTCACGTCGTGGTACACATCAACAATTTCAATATCAAGAAAGTCAGGGCGATAGCTGGTCAGGGGATTGAATTCAAACACTTTGAAACCGCGATCATTGATGCTGGTCAAGGGCAACACTTCTAAGTCACCGAGATCGGGTTCACCTATCAGTATCTGCCAATCCATGGGCATCTTGACTGTCACATTTCCAATACTCAGTACCAAAGCCGGTGCATTAAAACTTTCAAGAAATATCAAAGGAATGAAATGATAGTCGGGACTGGCAGGATCGCTGTTGTCTAAGATGCTAAATTGCATATCATCGACTTCATCGGGCAGCGTGTTTAGATCATAGGCTCTATTTTCTAGTGTTAGTATTCTCATGTTGGTAGTTTACACTAGCTCTTGGCTGATGTCAAGTTCATGCAGTGATTTTAATTGCTTTAGCAAAGCTGCCATTTGGTGCAATGGTATCATATTGGGTCCGTCGCTGGGCGCGTGGTCGGGATCATCGTGCGTTTCAATGAACACAGCATCAACAGTTTTAGTGGCCACTGCTGCTCTAGCTAAAAAGGGAACCATGCGACGATCGCCGCCACTGCGGTCTCCCAAGGCAGCAGGCTGTTGCACACTATGAGTACAATCAAACACTACTGGATATCCGGTGTCGTGCATGGTTTTCAAGCCCCGCATGTCTACCACTAGATTGTTGTAGCCAAACATTGTACCGCGTTCGCACAACATGATCCTGTCATTGCCAGTGGTGGCCAATTTGGCTGCCACATGTTTCATGTCGCCAGGAGACAAAAACTGTCCTTTCTTGACATTGACAGCCAGACCGGTCTGTCCTGCAGCCAATAAAAGATCAGTCTGACGGCATAAAAAGGCCGGTATCTGTAGAATATCAACCCCGGCATCGGCCACCATGGCACACTGATAGCTTTCATGCACATCTGTGAGCGTGGCCACATGGAACTTTTGACCAATCTCTTGTAAAACTTTCAGACCAGTCTCGATGCCCACTCCCCGTTTACTGTTGACACTGGTTCTGTTGGCCTTGTCAAAACTGCTTTTATATATCAACGGTAGCCCCAAGGCCGAAGTAACTTCCAGTAACTTACCGCAGACATGCTCGGCATGGTCTTGGCTTTCAATCTGACAAGGGCCAGCGATAACCACCAGGGGATGTGTTGGTCCTATCATGAAATCTTTGATTTTTATTGCCATTCTAATTTTTCCTGTGTGAAGGGATATTGTGCCTCGCGATAGTATGCTTTGCGCTTGGCAAGATGCCGTTTGGCGAATCGGCAGGTACTAGTCACGTCCCATATGGCCACGTGGTCTTTGTCTTCAGCTTTGCGTATGCCACGTCCAATACTTTGTATTACACGCACAAATGATTTTCCAGGTTCTATCAACACTAGATTGAAAATACGGGGAATATTGATGCCCACAGCCGCCACGCCATAAGTGGCCACGATGATTTTATCAGTGGCTTCGGCCACTTCGTCGTAGTGATCCTGCCTGTCCGCAGCCTTTGTGCCACCTGATATAAACACAGCATTGGGCAATCGAGCCACTAGAGCCTGTCCTGCTGATATTCGATCCACCAGTACCAAGGTATTGCCTGTGGCATTCACTTGTTGCACCAAACCAGCTATGCTGTCTAATCTACCAGGCTCCTCCAGCAAGTACTTGAGCTCACTCTGATAATTTGAATGTTCCCGATGATCCACTAATTGCACGATGTTGACTTGGCATTGCGCCAATACTCCTTGCTCTTGCAACGTAGCGGCAGCCAATCGATTGATCACTGGACCCAAACTTACCAAGAGACTCTTGAACTCATAGTCTTCTTTGGGAATGGTTCCGGTCAATCCCCAACGTATGGGTATGCGAGCCATGACGCCAGTCAACAATGTTTTCAAAGCATCGGCCTTGGCCATGTGGACTTCGTCCACGATCAAACAGATCACGTTTTCAAGAAACTCACCGATAGTGATATCCGCTATTTGATTCTTGGTATTCTTTAGCAGCACATTTAGACTCTGCCATGTACATATGGTGTGTTGCCTGCCAAATTCCTTGCGGTCACCAAAAAATACACCAACATCTAATCCCAGGTTAATGTAATCTTTTTCTGTCTGTGTCACTAGGCTTTTGTTGGGCACTATGACAATGCTGCGTCCCAGATGCTGAACACGTTGGCTCAAGGCCGCTGTCATGATGGTCTTGCCAGCACCCGTGGCTACTTCTTGTAGACATTGGGGATTGGCCAAGAAATTGTTGACGATTTCTACCTGATAGTCTCGCAAAACGATGGGTTGACCTGCAGCAGGATGGGCCTTTGGCCAGTTTATGTGACTATAGGATTCGGTCGTAACAGTTTCAAAGTCAAAATTGACCGTATAGTCTCTCTGATCTTCAAGTTCAACATCCCAGGCATTTTTCTCCAACGTATCTAAAATTTCCGGGATCAAGTTTACGTAGGTCGATCCTCCCAGTTGGAAAAATGCTACCTTGCCATCCCATCTTCCTAGACGTACCGCAGGGAGATACCTGGCATAAGGTACAGCATACTTAAACTGATTTACCAACTTGCGCCGCATGTCAAGATCAAGGCCTTCGATCTTGATATTGACTTCGTCCTTGACAATAATCTTACATTGTCGCATATTTTTCCACCAGTGTGTGATAAAGTTTCATGTCTCTAGCAAACATGAGTCCTAGTTCAGCTGGGGGCTCAGTTGACAATATTTTATCTTGTAAAATTTGATAAACCAGGATTTTTTTCGCATCAGATATGTTGAGTTTTTTTGGTTCAGGAACATCAATGTGTATATTGTTGCTAGTGAGAAACTGGATGATTTCTTTTTGTAATTCTTGTGGCGATAACATGTCCATGGGTATCCAATGTATCTTTTCAAACCAAGGCTCCCAAATCAGCGAATAAGGTGTGCTATGATGGTCGACCATCATGACATGGGTCGCAAAATCTAGAAAGCACGGATCGTTCAATGCGCTCAAAACGGCATCAAAGTCATATCCATATGATTTGCTGATAGACTCTACCACTCCCTTGAGTCGTCGGGTTAAAGGATGTATGATCAAAGAAAATACTCTAACTTGATCAAAATCAATTTCCGATAGTTGAACTGGCTGCCAGCCCAACTGATCATGGAACAAGTCTCTGTAGGCACTGCTGGCGCATTTTGGTACCGGCAGAAATGCAACGTTCTGATATGTGTACGCTAGGTTTAAATCAGAATGACTGATCCAGTAATCTCGATCCTCTAACTCACGTAGTCTTGCCATCAAGTTGTGCTGTTGCCTACATTCATCTGTGAGGTGACTGGGAAGTTTTAAAAACTCAGAATACGTGCTGACTTTGGGCCATGATGGATCTCGCACATTGTCATAAAAGTGTTTAAAGAAATAGTCACTCACGCGGTAATTATACGCTGCCAGTACAAACAAGTCAAAACATTTGATTGATTCTGCAGGCACTCATAGAAAAAAGGTACCCGCATTGCTGCGGGTACCGTGACATCTACCCAACGGTAGTGTTTGTTTTCTATAGCATCACGCACGGTGCCGCATGCAGGTATTCTCTGCCAGCGCACGCCAATTGCTGGACACCTTAGTAAGGTCAGCAATCTTCAGCGCCATTCGTAGACTGATCTCACGCAGTCGACCATGATTGTCGTTCATGAACTGCACGATCTCATCGCCCTGTTCCGGGGTAAAGTTGTAGTCTTGGAACAGGTCACCTTTGCGGAAAATCTGCCTGATGCGCAAGATCTTGTCGCGCGTGGTGTCCAGCGTGAGATCCAGGAAGTGGCAGCGACTCTGCAGAGCTTCAAGATGGTCTTGGAGCTTTTTGCTTTTGAGATTGTCGAACTTGAGATTGGTAATAAAAATCACCGAACCGCGGAAGTCAAAACTGCTGGGCACGTCTTCCCGGCGCAGCATGGAACTGTCAGCGTTCCAGTGGATGCGTCGCTTCTTGCCCGAGTCCAGTGCTGCTTTGAGAATGTTGAGACTGACGTCGTCTAGCAAGATACTGTCACAGTCATCAAACACCAACACATGGTTGGGATCCGAATGCTTGAACAAGGTGCAGTAGAGACCAATGGGCGTCATGGCACCCTTGATCACTTCGTATTTGACCTTGCGACCCGAAAGTTGATCAAACAGTCCCGATCGTTCCAACTGGTTCACCACACCGTAGCTCTTGCCCACGCCCGGAGGACCCTGCACGATCATGGCGCGGATGTCGCCGGCAATGGCTGCCTTGGTCATGTCATCTAGGATGCTGAACCGCTGTTCGATGCGATCCATGACCTGTTCGTCAGTTTCTTCCACGCGCGGTGCTGTGGTCAAGTGCACCACGTCTTCGGGAACACCGCCGGTAAACTCAATGGCATTGATGTCGCGCACTCGCACACGAACCACATCAAATTCGGGACCAAACATACCGCCACTGCGCACAGTGACGAACCCGCCTTTGGCGCCAGTCTGGAAACCCTTGACCAGTTCAAACTGGGTATTCACTACAGGGATGCCTCGGTAGCTGCCTTCGCGTATGGTAATCGTACTCATCTATCAATGCTCCGTTTTTCTAACGTATGGTCGTATTATACAGGATTCTGGGGTGCGTGTCAACCAAATTGCGGTACTAAATTGCCCAGCGATTTGAACAGTTTCTTGCATTTACCCTCCTAGTATAGCACATATTCAGCGGGTTGTCAACCAGAAAAAACCCTGCGAAAAGCAGGGTTTGGGAGGGTAAGTGTTTGATTTTACTAAGGATTATCCCACTCAATCAGGTAATCAAAGCCAAGAGTGTCGCCGTTTTGGAAAAAGTAGTTGCGTTCGTATGGTTGCGTATAAGGTGGATCGGGCGGCCAAGCCACACCATTGAGTTTCACATTGGTTTTACCATCGCTGTAGAAACCGTTGGCATCATATGTATTGAAGTTTCCATCGACCCAATTTTCTTCCGCTGAAAGATTGGTGAATTCCACCCATTCGTAAGCAGTGTCTTGTGGGAAGCCGTAAACATCCAGGAATTCTTCTGCATCCAAAGCGTCAATGTCCAGTCTAAAATCCTCCCAGTCCATGGGCTTGTGTTTTGGCCAAACTGCATCAGTTTTGAGATGCATGTATCGCGCATCAACCACATTGCTGATGAGGATGTTGTGCACCAATGTGGATCCATTATACGATGTGACTTCTACGCGTCTAGGACCACGATCATCACGATTGATAGTCCAGGCGCAAAGTATTCCATACTCGGTGGCTCTCGCATCTGCGATGTCGCCGCTGGTGGGTACCGGACCGTCAAAAACCAGACGTCCTTCCCATTTGACTACCAGGCGCACCGGGTTACTGGGGTCTCCCCAACACACACCGTACAGTCTGCAGTTAATGTCGTCACTCATGGCAAAATCTCCTTACTGGTGTATTTAGCTAACACCAAAGGTTACTGATATCCCTGTCAGCAATTTCGTGTGGTTTGGGTTTACCGTGGAAAACCACTATCTGAACACTTTGATCAAGCACTGCCCCAGCTCCAGGTCGACGATACTTGCGACTCAACATGTCCATGCCCCCATCCAACACCTGCCATCGCCAGCTTTGTACAGCACCGTCTTGGAAAAATCTACGATGTTTTTGGTCAATATGGTGTGTAAGATAATCTTGATCCCCGGGAAACATGCGCATGGTGGTGCTGAGAGATTGTTGTTCAAATGCTCTCCATACCCAGTCGAATTTTGTTGTATCCCAGAACATCACACTACTGTTTATACCTTGCCAATGGGATTTCCATAGGTATTTCCAATCGCGTATGGTCCAAAACCATTGTGTGTTCAAAGCCATGATCCAATCGAGATTTCTTACCACCACAGTATCAAGATCTAGATATAATAAGTTTCCTTGATGATGTGAGCTGTCAAACATCTGCATCTTATACCACCAGGCTTTTTTTGGTCCATGAACATTATCCCATGGTATTAATTCATGTTTGATCATGTGTTTTGGCACTGGTCTGCTGGCCTCGGTCCAAACATGGAGCTGTATAGGCCAACTTAGGTTGCGGCTCAACATGTTGTGTAGTCTTTCCACGTAGACCCAAGGATATGCATCACCGTGTATCACGCAGGCACAGTGAGCAACAAAATTCGTTTGTTGGTTTTCGCGCTGTTCTAGAGCCAGTCGCTTAGCCGTTTTAACCATAAACCGTTTTCTACTTCTTCCAGCAAATATTCAGTGTGTGATATTTCAATCAACCATTGGTGCCGATCCACCTCCGGTGGCTGATCGATCTGTGTCGGCTCAATGCTGACCGAGTGTGCCAGACTGGTGACATCTGTGATCACCGGAACGCCTGCAATGGCAGCCTGTATACCAGGACCGCTGCAGTAATTTATAATCGCATGATGATCAAAATTAAAATCAAAGTCATCGTAGGATCCCAAGATTTTGCTGGGGAACTGCAAGGTCATGTCTGGCAGCAATTTTGTGGCATCAAGAGGACTGCGGGGATGACTTCTTACTACGATGGGCCTGTCGGTGTATTTTCTAATGGAAACGATCTGTTGGTTGATCCAGGCCTCTTGATCAATTCCTTGTAGTTGTAGGCTTCGATGATGTTGTGCAGCAATCAACACAGTGCCTCGTATGTGATCAGGGGTTTTAAGCCTCAGCCCTAGGGTCTGCGGTCGTTTAGGATCAAGATTCGCTGTATGACCATAAATGCCCAGGGCGTTGACATGGTTGAGACTAATCTTCCATGTGATGTTGCGGCGCAGGGCTCCCACCTCAATGATGAATACTGGCTTGTTTTGTAAACGATAGTGTTGATACACTGCATGATTTTTTTGCATGCGACCTGCCCACAGTGTGCTCCAAATCACCGCAGCATCGGCGTCAAGACTGTTTTCCATGACATGTAGATTTTGTTTTTTGGCTGCTTTTAGAAACGCAGTGGTCACGGGTCCACTGTTGAGAGCGCACTGCAAAGGAAACCATGCTAGAGATTTGATCACTAAGTATGTATGCATGTCACCATCATGGTTGTTGTTAACCAAAAACAGCGATGAATACATCGATAGATTCTCGCAAGGTGTCCAGATATCCCCACAGAGCCTAGAAAATTACAGGTTTGACCGTGCATCAGATGCCGTGATAGTTCTACGCGGCATTATGAAACACAAACTCATCAAGCAATTTTGGGACGCCGCACAAAATTTTGTGTACATGGATTCAGGTTACCTTGGCAATCGACCCTGTGCTACAAATCCACAGGGGTGGAAACTGTGGCATCGCATGGTGATTAACAATATACAGCACAGCCGACTGATTGCTAGACCCAGTGACCGATGGCAAAGACTGGCACTGCAACTGGCATCCAGGAAACAGGGTAGAAAAATACTGGTGGTGGCTCCAGATCAAAAGCCCTGCAAGTTTTATGGTATTGATCTAGATCAATGGATACAAGACACTGTGGCCGAGATCAAAAAACATTCTGATAGACCCATCGAAATCAGGGCTCGTCACAGCAACACTGTTAAACTCAATAGAACTCATGAACAAAGCTTCCAGTCTGCTCTGCAGGACGATGTTGGTGTGGTAGTAACATACAACAGCGTAGCGGCTGTGGAAAGCATTATGAATGGCGTGCCAGTGGTGGCTTTGGCTCCGGTCAGTGCCGCTGATCCAGTGGCATCAAAAAGCCTAGAGCAAGTAGACGATGCTGTTTGGCCCAGCGAGGATTTAAGATATCAATGGGCATGTCACTTGGCCTACGCTCAATTCCACAACCGAGAACTTGAAGATGGCACGGCTGCACGCCAACTGCTGCAAGATCTGGACCAGGGCTATTTTGCATACGGTAAATAAAGTCATGAGTTATACCGTGATAACCACTTTCAATGATGCGGGCCGTGAATTGTACGGCCAGCGCATGATTGACCATTTTGAACAGTACTGGCCCGCTGCTGTCGATCTCCGAGTGTATGCTGAAAACTGCCAGCCCACTGTCAAGAGAAACAACACACAAGTGCTGGATATCTTGGCCGTGAGCCAACCCTGTCGCGATTTCGTAGAACGGCACCGTAACAACCCCGAAGCACACGGTGGTGCAGGTGCCCACAATCAAGCAGTGTATCTCAAAGACAAAACCTTTCGCTGGCAAGCAGTGAGGTTTTGCTACAAAATTTTCAGCGTGTATCATGCAGCGCACTCGGTCAACACTGATTGGTTGATTTGGTTGGATGCAGACACTGTGACACACAGCCATGTGCCAGAATCATGGCTGGAGATAGTGTGCCCCAGCAGCCATTATCTCAGCTATCTGGGACGTACCGACAACTATCACAGCGAATGCGGATGGGTGGCATATAATCTAAAAAACCCACACACTCTGGGCTTCATCAATAGACTGGCAGAAATGTACATCCGGGACGAGATTTTCCGCTATCCCGAGTGGCATGACAGCTACATCTGGGACGTGGTGCGCAAGCAATGGCGAGATCAGCATGGAGCAATACCGTTTGACCTCAATCCCGAGCCTGATACCAAGGGGCTAGCCAAACATCCGTTCATCAACAGCGAGCTGGGACGCTACATGGACCATTTCAAAGGCGACAGGAAAAAGTTTGGTCGCAGCAAGAGCAAAGAAGTGCAATTGCATCGTGACCTTCCTTACTGGCAGGGTGTTCTCCGGGGCTAGCATGAAAGCTGTTGTATACCATGCCAAGGCCAAGATTGCCGATCAATATCCCAACAACACATACGAAATATTGTTCCAAGACTTTGTGCAAAATGCTCACGCATTTGGCATGGATGTAGTGCATGTCACAGTGCAGGGGCATCCAGGCTGGGGTGATGAGAATTTTTACATAGATGCAGATCCCGAACACGTGGTGTACAATCGCGAAGTTGGCTTTATTGAATTCCTCAAACAAGCAGATCCCACGGAAGTTTATTGGTTCACCGAGCCCGACAGCAGGATATATCGCAACTGGCCGGCTCTGGAAGGGGATTTATGTGTGTTGCGACGCAGCGATCCTGTGGCCATCAACCCCAGCTGGCGCATGGCTCGCACCACTGCTGTGCCCTGGTTCCAGGAGATCTTGGCGCTGTTTGATCTTGAACGCCGGGACTGGCATGGTGACAGCGTGGCCTTCGCTGCCATGTGGCAGCGCATGGGGCGTCCCGAAGTTGGACGCCACATCTACAATGGCATGGACGTGGAGCTAAGACGATTTAAACAGTACTGCCAGCCACGCAGTAAATTCTCAAGGCAATTCCAACACAACAACAAACTAGAACTGTTGGACTTGATCCAGCAACGATCACAGGAGAGCTGACAATGTATCAATCACACGGCTGGTGGTTTCCCGATGCCGACACACATTTTCAAGGCATGCTAGACAAAGGTGTCAAAAAAGGCCAAGGGCCTCACTATCAAAAAGCCGTGCGTGATGCCAGCTTGCTGCATGTCAAAAACTTTGGAGTGGCCCTAGACATTGGCGCCAACGTTGGATTATGGAGCCGTGACCTTAGTGAACGGTTTGACAAAGTCGTGGCATTTGAACCTGTCAACGAATTCCGGGAATGTTTTGTTCTCAACGTCACTGGCAACAACGTAGAAGTACGTCCCTGTGCCTTGGGAGCGGAAGACACTATGATTGACATGATCATCACGCCGGGTAACACTGGACACAGTCATGTCAATACCGACAGCATGGGACAAGGTCAGATACCCATGTGGAGACTGGACACTTTAAAGTTGGACCGCGTGGATTATGTCAAGATTGACTGCGAAGGCTATGAGCTAAACATACTGTGCGGGGCTGAACAAACGCTGCGTCAACACCGTCCCATAGTGGTGGTAGAACAAAAATTCCATACCGATACCGGCATCACAGAAGACACTCGCTATGGTGCCATGAATCTTTTACTCAGCTGGGGCGCTAAAGTACTTGCCCAAGTACGCAGCGATTATGTCATTGGCTGGTGATCGCTAGATCGTACACACGTTGCCTAAAGTCATGA